TTGGGTTTGGATCTGATCAAGCAGAAACATTAACACGAGTATTCTGTAGAGTTCTAGATTGGAATGGATTACAAAATACAGTTGGTTATTCTACATTAAATCAAGGTCTATCTACATCATTCATAGGTGATTATAGTTGGGGTCGATTACAACTAACAGATAGACAAATATCACAAGCATATACCATTAACACTACCAATGGTGTCACTGGTATTAAGACGGGCCCACAGGTTAAGAGAAAGATCGCTCTTAAAGCTGAGAATTATGTCGTCTAAATAAATAAAAAAAGTGTAACACAAGTTCATGTCGGCAATCATAACGGATCAAGAATATTAAATGCAAAGAATTTCGTTGCTGGTGTATCCACTTCGACTAACTCTTACTATGCTTTTGTAGGTTTACCTAATCCTACAAGTATTGTGTCAACATGGGATTCTGCTCCTCCAGCACCCATCGATAGTTTCAATAATATGAATGATTATTATGATACTATGCTTGCTGTTAAGAGGATAACTTCTGCTGATGTAAAACAAATTGTTCCAAAACAAAATTGGAGTTCAGGTACAACATACGATTATTATAGACACGACTACAGTATTTCTAATGCACCACCAAACTCTGGTGGAACATCATTATATACTGCAAACTACTTTGTTGTTAACAGTGATTTTAGGGTTTATATTTGCTTACAGAATGGAACAACACCAGAAACACCTGATGGTAAACCATCTCTAGATGAACCAACATTTACTGATTTAGAACCAAGAGCAGCTGGTACTTCTGGTGACGGATATATTTGGAAATATTTGTATAGTATTAAACCAGCAGACTTGGTTAAGTTTGATTCTACAGATTTCATGCCAGTTCCTTTGAATTGGGGAGATAATGCTGCAGATGCGTCAATAAAAAATAATGCTGTAGATGGTGGAATCAAAATTGTTGTAGTTAAGAACAGAGGAACTGGTATAGGAACTGCTAACCAAACTTATACTAGAGTTCCAATTAAAGGTGATGGATTCAATGCAGAATGCACTGTTGTTGTTAATAATGATGCTCAAATAGAGAGTGTCACGATATCTAACGAGGGATTTGGATATACTTATGGTAATGTTGATTTAGCTGCTGGATCAGTTCCAACACCAACATCTCCACCAACTCTTGACGTTATTATTCCACCACCAGGTGGCCATGGTGCGGATATCTATAGAGAGTTGGGTGCAACCAATGCTTTACTTTATGCAAGAATTGAAAATGATGCTGAAAACCCAGACTTTATAACAGGAAACCAGATTGCTAGAATAGGTATCATAGAAAATCCTAAAGCGTTTGGATCTGACCAGTTACTTACATTAGATAAAGCAAGTGCTGCGTATGGATTAAGATTGACAGGAACTGGATATAGTTCTGTAACATTTACTCCTGATAGTTTAATATCTCAAACAACTGGAACAGGTGTTACTGCTTACGGAAAAGTCATTGCATATGATCAAACAACAGGTGTTTTAAAGTATTGGCAAGATAGAACCATTGCTGGTTTTATAACTGCAACAGGTTCTGTATCTACTGCACAAACAGCAACTGCAGCGATTTATGGTTATAACACAACAAGATTTACTGCAGATCCAGATACTGGTGGTAACGTAACTATTGTTGGTGGTAGTTCTAATTTATCAATTAGCACTACATTCACAGGTCTTTCTACCTCAATAAATAATAG